CCGTGCCGTAGTTGGCGAAGGCGTTGATGCTCGAATGATGCGAGTGGAGTTGGCGTCGGCCCGTCTCGCGTGGAGACAAAAGCCCAATCTTGCCGTCGCCGGTCTGGTATTCGACATCGCCCGCGATGCGCTCAATCGCGAAGTCGAAGAACGTCCAGCAATCGCCGTAGACCACGGCGTTGACGCTGTTGGCCGTGCCGCGATACGGATAGAGGACGGTGGACCGGTCAACCACCTCGTTCCAAGTGTTGTCGCCCGCGATCAGGACCGTGGAGCCGCGCATTGCGTCCGTGAAGACTTCGGCGCTAGCCGTGTTGCCGCCCGGTTCAAACACGCACGTTACCGCCTGCGGGTAGGTCGTGGCGAACGTCGCCCGGGTCCGCTTGTAGATCGACGGGGCCAACTCGAACCAAAGCTGAACCGATGCCGTGAGGGCGTTGGCCAAGATCAGCCGGTGATTGATCGACGCGCCATCTAGGGACTTGATGTCCGTGAGGTCAAGGACGCTCTGGATGGCTTGCGTGGATGTCATGCCGCCTCCCGCTTGGCTGATGCCGGTTGAATGATCCCAAGCCCCGCGCGGGCCGCTTCCGCTTCCCGGGTGATCTGCGCGGCGATGTCTTGCCTGTAAAAGTTGGCCGTGGCCATCATCGCCTCTTTGGCCAACGGCAGGATGTAGAGTTCGATGTATCCGTTCATCCCGTGCATCACCGCCGCGTCGTCTTCGAGGTCGCACGCGGAGTAGCGCGGAGCCTTGACGTTGGCGTTGTAGTCGATGGTGCGGATTGCGCTCGGTGTCGGCGCGACCAACATCGTGAGCGTGATGGCCTCGGCTTCCGTGTGGGCGGCGTTGGTCGGCTTCAGGAAGTAGTATTGAGGCGTGCCGGTGGTTGCTAGATCCAGCCCGAATCGAGCGTTGAGCCCAAAGAAATCACCCTCCTCTTGGATTTCCGTGAGCGGCAACCCAGCGCATCGCACCGGGGCCGCGACCTCCATCACCTCGGCGGGCAACGTGTAGCTGAACTGACTGACGACGGTCGAGATCGTGAAATCCCGTGTCCGGTAAACATCCGACTTCGGAGAGTTCCAGGCGGTCTGATAGGCCAGGTTGGTCGCGGCGGCCATGCTCTGGTGCAGCATGTTGGAAGCGGTCGTAGACTGCTGATTGGCAGTCCCCCAAAGCACCAGGTTTTTAAACTCCAGCCGCGTCACGTTTTGATTGTTCGCACGAATTGACCTTCGCGCAAGGCCAATAATCAACAGGAGAGGCCGGAACCCGTCGCGTAGGGGCCGGGGTTGATGATCTGGAGCCGACACTTCACCCTCACAACGGCATGGCCTTTAACCGTGCTGGTCGTCGTGACGGGTTGCTTGGTCGTTGCGGTCGTGATTTGCTGTTGCGGGACAGTCTGAACCTGCGTCCGAGTCGTCGGATCGGCAATCGTGGTTTGCTTCTCGATCCCGCCCGGCTTTCTGCGCGTCGTCGCAATATCCGTGGCCTGCCCGCGATTCTCGGAGTTGGTCCGCGTGCTGGAACTGCTGCCAGTGCTAACGCCTCCGGTGTCGGTTTGCACCTGCCCCTTGCCCGCTCCGGCTTGGGTCTCGCGCTTGGTCAATTCAAATCCTTCGGGTGCTGCCATATTACGCGATCTCCGTGTAGGTCATGCTCTCAGTCGTCGAATCCGAACCTGTGCTGGTAACGGTGGACTCGCTGTTGGGGTGGTTTGCGGTCTGCGATCCCGTCTCGGTCTGCGTGCCAGATACGGTTTGTGCCCCTCGAATCGTGGTTTGCTCGGTCACCACGTCAGCGCCCGTCACCTCAGAGTTTTGCACGGTCCTCTCCTCCAATGTGGTGGTCACCGTCGTCGTGATCAGCTCGTTCTCGGTGCGGGTCTCACTGGATTCCGAAACCGGCGTCAGCTCGGTGGAGACTACGTCAAACGCGTTGAGCTGAACCAAGAAGTCAAACTCGCAATCAACGTAGCTGCGTCCGGTCTCATCGACGAAAAACTGGATCTGGATGCCGTGGTTCGTCGCCGCCGCGATCATCCCGGCCTTGGTCGATTCCGCGAACTGGTCAATGAACGAGGTCCATTGCGCTGGGGTGATTGCGGATGGTTCGAGGGCCACGCCCCATCGTCCCCTTACCCGCGCGAGTTGCGAGAATGTTCAACCGTTGCGGTTTGCGGCGGTTGCGGGTTGTGCCAAATCAAAACGGCCTTTGCGCTTTGGGCGTCCAATCAGGAAACCCGGCGTCCGCGTCTCCCGGCTCCTCAAGGTCGAGAATCCCGACGCGCAACCGGTCGGCGATCTCTGCGGAGGTCAGGCTGTATTCGGGCGGATACCCCGGGTGTGTGAGGTCTTCGTTCGCATTCCTCAGAGTGAAAGGCTTGCGGCTGGCTGTGTCGCAATCAAGGCGTTGCGAGTGTGCGTCCTTGCCATCGTCGCAGTGCGCCTTGTAGGGGCCGCTGTGCCCTGCGTTGACTGTGAGCCACTCCCTTACGCCAGCCCATTGCTCGACCTGGGCGGGGGTCATAAGTTCGATGCCGGTCTCAAGGAGTCTGGCAACCTCCGCAGAATACGCCATCTCGCGGTCAACCTCGGCGCGGAACTCCCTAAGCTTTGCGTCGATGTCGCGGGAGAGCCGCAACGCTCTTTGGTTGACCGTCCACGCCAGTCCAAAGCAAACTCCGGCGACGGCGCAAATCATGGTTTCGATGTGGTCCCAGGCGAAGTCTAGGATGGCTTGCATGGTCATGAAATCAATTCGGGTTGCTCCTCGATTTTCGGGGAGCAGTTCCCCGAATTTGCGGCCTTTGCTGCCGCTTTGTCTTCTCTCGAAAGCGCTTTGACGACATCGGCCCGGACCAGTTCATCGGTGGGCGGCACGTAGCTGTAATGCGCTCCATTGAAGACGCATCCGCCGTAGTGACGGCATGGGCTCAACTGCCCGCGACTCACGCCCTGAATGATGTATGGCGTCTTCCGGTCCAGCTTTTGAACCGCTTTGGCTTCGGCGGCGCGTTCGGCGTAGGGTTGCATGGTTGTGTCAGGAAAGATAATCGTTTCGCGTTACCGGTCAATCCCAGGTCGGGACATTATCGGAGCAAAGGGCCGCATCCACTGCATCAAGCACAATCTGCGTGGCGCTCGGCCCTTCGTCGAAGCGGTAATGATGGCAGTTCGGGCAAATCCGAAACGTCGCTTTGTCCAAGTATCGGCGGCTCACGATCGAGAAACATCCGTTGCAGTGGGCGAACTTCTGCGGGGCCTTGCGGATGACGGTCGCCTTGGCGTGACGTTCGGCCTCGCGGTCGGTCATTGGGCAAGCCTCCAAAGCATCTTGTCCTTGGCAACAACCCCCTGCTTTTTCAACCAGTCCAGCTCCAGCCGGACCATCATTCTCAGGCCGGTCTCGCCGTTGGCTTTCTCGTATGCCACGGTCCCGACCTTGTCCGCGATGGGTCCGATGGCGAGAGGGCCGGACTTCAGGGCTTCGCGGATCGCGTGGTGAACCTTGGCCTTTACGGCCATGAGTCGGCGGCTTCGGGGGCGGGTCTTCATTCGTCGTAATCTTCCAAGTCGTCCTCGAATGGATCGGGAACGGAGTTCTGTTTGTCGGTCATTCCGGTTTGATTTTCAGAATCGCCCCCAGCGCCTCCCAGGCGGTCCCACGCCGGTAGTCGCTGCACATTCTTTGAAGGTCGGCGGCTTCTCTGCAACCCTCGGCGTGCGCGGCGGCCATCAACTCGCGGATCTTCGCTACGGAGATTCGCACATGGGCGGACTCGTCGGCGAAGGCGGGGTTTGAGGCTTGCGTAGCCTCCCAGTAGGTCGAGGCATTCATGATGGCAGGGCGCTTTCGTAAAGGGCCATCATGATGGGCTGGATCGACCCATCTGGATTAACATTGTCGAACGGATCCGAGGCCAGTTGTTCCGTGCCGTCCCAGCCGCGCGGCCATGTGTTTGCCTCAATTAGTTCGATGATCCGCGCTTCTTCATCTGCGTTGATCAGATCCACTCCAGCGCGGGCTTGGATGTCCCTCACTTTTGCCAAACCGTAGCGGCGGGCGTCCATGGTCAGCGGCCCCATACGGCACGGGTTTGCTACCAAAGAGCCATCCTTGCGCGTCTCGGTGCCGTCCTTGCGAATTCGATTGCGCGGGAGTTTGAGTTCAGCGTAAAGGGGGCGCAGCTCCATCAGCGGCGCGTAGCCCGCCCATTGCGGGCGCCGGATGATCTGCTCCAGCGCGAAATCGCGACTAGCCAAATTGCATCCCACGCAGCCCGTTCTCGCGTGAGTTTCCAGATTCTCGTCCTGCCCGTAAACGGCGGCAATCAGTTTGGTCGAGAATCCATGATCCATGCCCGCCGGGGTCATGCCTGTGAGCCAGTCCCATACTTGACACAAGCGCCAGTGGAGAATCGGGGCCAGAGTGTCGGCCACAGCTTCCGGTGTAGATTCTTGGAACCATCCCTGGCCGCACTCTGTGTTGTTTTTTCCGCACGAAACTGCGATTCGGGCGTCCCGTGCAGCACTTTCGCCGACCCTCACGCCGGTCAGCATGAGTAGCTTCTTTCCGTGAGCTTCTCGCAGATCCTTGAGCGCAGCCACCATAGGCTCAATTTTGAGCTGAGCGGTACACCAACGGAACGTGTTCGAAGGAGGCGGCACCCCACGGCCCAGCATGTAGACAAAAAACCGATCATCCATTTCCGGCCAGACCAGCCTAGCCTCGTGTCCTCGGTCCCGCGTTTCCTGCATGACGGTCATCGCCGTAGAAAACAGCGGCGGCATTTCCATGCGTGTGTCGCTCATGAGCACCGTCAGACTCTTTGGGGCTTTGACTTGTCGTGTCTCAATCAGCCAGCACACGACGGAAACGACAGTCGCGGAATCCTTGCCGCCAGAAAACGCGATAGCCCAGTGGTCGTAGTCGGCCCCGAAGGAGTTCAGCGAAGCGGCGGTGACCTCGATAGAATAACTCAAGGACGTTCGATCGTTGTCGAAAAGTGTTGGTTGAATCGCGCTCATGACGGCAATGCAATCTCAGGCCGATACGGGTCGCACCCCGCGAATAGCTCCGCAGTGTCGCACAACGAACGCACGTCAGCAACCCGTCGCGGCATTCCCAACCACTCGTGGAAACCAGCGTCCCAGGCGTCGCGCCTCACGTCGTCGGTGAACTCGTTCGAGTTTTTTCCCCAGCCGCATCGGGCGGCGGTTTGGCCTTGCGCGTAGGCGTCGGCTTCCATCGGTGTCATGTTCATAGTGTGGTGTCCTTGAGAATTTCCTTAATGACTTCGGGTCCGTATTGCTCCTTGATCCGGTCGCAGATCATTTGCATCTGCACCTTCGCGGTTTCGTAAACAATGTCGGCAACTCCTGGTTTCAGTAGATGCGGGCGGTTCGGCGCCTCGTTGATGAACAACGAAATCTCGAACGGAGTGAAAGAGAAGCACTTGCGGGCTCGCGCACGGACCTTCGCGGCGGCGTCGATGTTGTTGCAGTCCTCGCACATCAGGGTTCTGGGGAAGCGGACGAACCGCGCGGCGATGAATAATCCGACTTGCCAATCTGACCCGTGCAAAACCTCCGCGACTCGATCCCCAAAGTGATCGTGATGCCCAACGATGATGCACGCAAGACGACCGCCTGAATCGACGCGCGAAATCTCCGGCTTGCCTCGCGAGCACCCGGGGCACTTCCAATTGAACGGGGTCGCGTAGAATGCGCCCTTGCGAATGTTCACGTCCGAGCACCCGGCCGCGTCCATCATTTCTTGGAGAAGCGCCTCGTTGCGTTCCTGCCAGTGCTTGTTTGGTTGGTCAGCGATCACAGTTTCGGTGGGTCAAAGTAGATACAGCTCTGGCGGGACGCCTTGCTGCCGGGCTTATTGAGGTTCGCGTATCTCCACCCATCGGGAAGCCGAAACACTTGATGCGGTTGCCAGGCGGCCTTGTCGCCTCCCAGCTTACAGACCAGCTCGATGAACTGGCGGACGGCGGCGCTCGGTTTGTTTTCGACTAGGAACCATCCGTGATACCCTTTGCCTCCGCTCCACACGACGGCGACCAGCGGTGCGTAGTTGCGCAGGAAGTTAATCCGGCGGAGGTGCTGGTCCGGGGCATCCTGATCGAAATCCGCCACCACGTAGCGACGGTGAACCACCCCGTTCTTGGATCGTTGCGAGGGCTTGCCGTCGTCGGTCGTTCCGCCCTCCGGTTTCATTGGGCTCGGGACCACGAACGAATGCGCCGAGGTGTCCTCGGGTAAGGCACTCATTGGATGCAGCTTGGCTTCGTAGAGATGCTCTCGGGCCAAGCAAATCGTCTCGTCGGGCCGGAACAACCTCCGAAGGATCGCTCGCGTCCTTGCCTGTCCGTCCATTTGAATCGGCGATTGATCCATGAAATCCGCCCCGCTGATTTCATATCGGTCGTCGATTTGAGCACAGAGACTTGAGTCTGCCGTCGTGAACTGCTCGTAGCCGTCCGAGGATAGCTTCAGGGCCTCGGATCGTTGCAAAGCCCGGTCAATCTCAAAGTCACGTACCTGGCGCCCGCAACCAGCCACTGCGTTGCGCAGAACCTGCTTGGCTTGGTCGTGGGACATGAACGCTTTCAACTTTCCGGCCATGCCGTAGATCCAAAGGTTCACTCCGCCTCCACTGGTGGGGCATCCACTCAGTTGTTGGTTGAGCCAGTCGGGTGGGTTCGTCATGCGCGTTCCTCGTAGTCCATGGTTTCGCCGTTGAATCCAAGTTTGACCTCTCCGATTCTCCCCGCCCGATTTTTGGCCACGTCAAGCAACAGCGGCATGACCCCGGTATCCTCGTAGGTGCCCTCGCCCTCCTCAGGCGATCTCCGACTTAGGAGAATGACGATGTTCGCGTTTGCCTCCAAGCCACCGGACTCGCGGAGGTCTGACAACCTTGGCTTGCGGTCGTCCTTGCTCGCCGATCGGCTCAACTGCGCCAGGCAAATGATCGTCACGTTTAGCTCTTTCGCGATCACCTTTAGCTCGCGCGATAGGTCGTCGAGTTCTTGAACGCGGTTCTCGCGCCGGTCGGTGCGAAGGAGTTGGATGTAGTCGATAAAAACCACGCGGACGTGATTGATGCGGACTTGGCGCCGGATCATGCTGCGCAGGCGCCCCGCGTTCGTGTCGGGCGAATCATCGCAGAACAACGTCGCTTTCTCGGAGTGCTCCTTTTGCTGCGCGAGTAGGGACTTTTGGCGCCAGCTTTCCATCTCCTCAATCTTGCGCATCGACATCAACGTCTCCATCGGGATGCCGGTTTCCCGGGCCAAGATCCTAGCCTCAACCTCGCCCGCCGTCATTTCAATCGAGATGATCAGCACCGGCACGGCAGGCTTTATCCCTGGCGTGTAGTTCTTTTGCGAGGTCATCCATGACGCCATCGCGGTCAGGAGGGCGCTTTTTCCAACGCCGGTATAGGCCCCGATAATGATCATTTGACCCGGTCGGAATCCGCCGCCCGTCAGATTGTCAACCTCTTGGAATCCAGTGGAAATCGGTTGCTTGGACCGGCTTTCCAGTTCGTCCAGATAGGCCATCACCATGCCACGCCCGTCTTGGACTGTGTCGCGTTTGCCGATAGCGAGAGATTCCGCAAGCCGTGCAATGTCTGCGCTGAGTCGCTCCACGACGGTCTCAGGGTCGTCCACCGCAAACGGATCGTTGAGGATGCCATATCGCGCCGTCAGCTCGAACACCGCCAGCTTAATTCGCTCGGCCCGCACGGCGTCGCGGTGCATGTCGTAGGCCGCCCACTGAACGTCGGTGCATCGCGCGTCTTCGATCAACGAAAGCGCCGCCTCGTTGTCTTTCAGTACATGGCGCAAAGCCGGAACATCTGGGGCGCATCCGTGCTTTGCTTTGAGCCCGTGCATGGTCTCGACCACACGTCGAACAGTGCCGCTGAACTCAATCCGGTCCTCCTCGAACCGATCCAGCCATGTGTCATCGCGCAGCGCCAGGGCAACCAGCGCCAACTCGGAAGGATGGGCGTTCATGCTCGTGCGGCTTTGGCGTATTTCTCGGGATGCGCAAGCGCATCCGCCCCTTTGGTTGCGATGATCCTCCGCCGAGATTCGGGCAGGCTCGACCACACTGCGGCGGTTTCTACCCCAGTGCCGTTCAAGATGCCCGCCGCCCTTTGCCAGTGAAACGCGGGAGGCGTTTTGAGGTCAACGTGGGATGCTGCGGCGACCTCCTTGGGCACCAGCTTGTTCATCTCCGGCCTCTTACGGGCAAGATCCACAAACCGCTCGCAATCCGTCCGAAACGAATTCAGCGAAACCAATGGTGCCGTGCGCTGACCGATGCCCCCGCGATAGACCCGATACTCTCGTTGCGTCAGTTCGTTGGCGTAGGCCAGAAGGAGGGACTCCGGGGTGAACTTCTCTGCGCCGCTGTTCAACGTCGCGATGTAGGCCGTCTTCTGGTCCCGGGTCAGGCCTGTTTGCTTGACGAGGGGTGCAACCGGATCGTGTCGCCGAGCCGCGTCGATCTCGTCCGTGGTGGGCTCAATGTTCAGGGCGCAACACGGTGGAAGCTCCAAGTCGAAGTCAAGAAACCCATCACCTCGCAGTCCTTCTTCCCTTTCCCTTTCCTTTTCCTTTTCCTTTTCCTTATCTCTTTCTTCGGAGGAATTCGATTCGAATCGAATTCCTAAAACGTTCGAACTCGATGGGTATTCAATTCCTTTCGGATAGCCTTCGATTACCCATTGATTATGAATCGAATAGGTACCCTTGGAATCGTTACCAATCAACACCGGGAGGTGATGTTTGAGAACCAGCCTGATAGCGGGCTGGTGGGGCTTCTTAAGAGCGGAAAGACCACCCGCGTTTTGGAAGCCGATGTATTTCGGAAGCCACCATTTCTCGCTCGGAAGTTTCACAAGGCGCTCCTTACCTGCGATCTCAGCGAACGCCTCCATCGTGAAAGTCGAGTCGCCAAGGTATCCTGCAAAAAGGAAGTTTGGCAATTCGATGATCCCAGCTTGGTTGCATCGGTCATTGACGAAGCTCCACGCCAACTTGTGGACGTTGCTTAAATTGCCGTGCCAAGAGTCATCCCACTTGTCGGTGTTGGTGAACCGCTTCATGGCTCCCTCCCGGTATCAGACAGGACGGGCTCTGCGGCCTCACGGTGCGGGGCCTCGGGTTCGGCGGCGGCGATTGCGGCGCGGGCCACGTCTACAGCCGTGCGTAACCGTTTAACCCCTTCCGACGTTGACGGTGATGTCGCAGCATTGCTGACAAGAAGCTTCAGCGCGGCGAGAAGTTGCGGCGCGGCGGCGATTAGTCGGGCGTTGGCGTCAATGAATCGGACGGTATCCTTGGAATAGCTCCCGTGACATTGGCACACGACATCATGCGCCGATTCACTTACAACCATACCAGCGTCGATTATCGCCCGCCAAGGCCCCGGAGTGTGACTCGGTTGACTCATGCGCCCTCCCTTCCGTATTGGAGGCTAGAGGACGCAAACGTGCGCTTGACGCACCCGACGGGGTGTGATAGTTCTTCTTTCATCGGAACTTCAAAGAACGCCGCGTTACGGATTACGAGTCCTGCGCGGCGTTTTTTGTGCATGTCAGTCTGGCATGACAACAAACGGGGCGCAAGTGTTTTCACGGCGGGTAGGAATTTGATAAACTTCGCGGGGTTGCGTCACAAATGTTTGGCCGCCCACGCGGCCATGATGGACTGAAGCCGCTCCGTTGCCCCGGGTTCCGGCTGGTTGGCGGAGTCGAGCACGTCTTGCAAATCAAGGCGCAACCACCACTCACGGTCGCACTGGTCCTCCCAGCAGTCCTGACAGATGTCGTAGGTGCCTGCCCCTTTTGCGGAGGGCCATGTGAGTTCGTTCGCCTCGATCGGGCGGGAGCATCGCGGGCAGCTCAAAACTCGCCCTCCCACGCCATCACTTGAGGATTCGCCTCGATTGCCGATGTCAGTTGATCGACCAACGCGCGGAGTTCCACAACCTTTTCTCGAAGCTCCACGGCCTCTTGGCGCGAGGCTTTCAGTTCGGCGCATGTTGTGGCGAGGGATTCGTGTTCCTGCCACGCAACGAGGCAGGAAGGGCAGTAGTGGGCGGTCATAGGTCGGCCTCCGGTTGTTCGCGGCGAAGCTCAATCAAGGCGCGGGCCAGGGCTTGTGCGTTGTGCTCCGCAAGGGCCCGGGCTTCCTTCACTTCGGCTTGCGTCGCCGACAGTTGCGATTGCAGGAGATCCCACGCCAGGGCTCCGTTTGCGTTGAGCGCCCGGAGTTCGTCGCGCTCGCGTTCAATGCGAACGAGTTCGCAGCCAAGGCACGACCCATCAGTCAAGTCCGGGTCGTCAAAATGTTTTGGGCATAGGTCAGTCATGATTCTTTTCCGTAGCATCCGCACCCGTTCATGCACCCGTCGCATGGGCGGTAGGTGGCCTTGCAGTTGGCACCGAGATCCTCCAACATTCTCATTCTACGCTCGTCTGCGGCAGTAAATGGGATCGCGCGCCGTTGCTCGTGCCGGATCCACTGGATAATCCTCCACGCGATCACCAGAGCGGTGATTCCAGCCATCGCGATTACCTGGCCTCCTTCAATCATGCTTCCAGCCCTCCCCGTGATGCGAACTCTTCCTCGAACCAAAGCGGCACCCCGGCCTTTTTCGCCAGTTTCGTGACAGCCTCGTCCTCATCGCGTCCGTGGGCACTCATCGCGATAAACCCCGGCTTGGTCTTTCTAGCAAAGCTGCCGAGAGCTTCGATGCCGCCGCATTTACCCTCACCGACGCGGATTCGGTGGGTCCGATACCAAGCCAGCCGAGGAGACGGCGACTCGGGGAGAAGGAACAAAAGCGGGTCTTCGATCGTGAATCCGCCATTGACATCGCCGGGATGTCGTTTAGTTGCTTGCATACTTCGGAGGCCCCCGCTTGCGCAAATGTCCCGTCACGGACGCGCACGGGGGCCTTTTTGTTTTGGTTTTCGACTGCCGAGTTCCTGACGGGGAACCTACGCGGCGAGGCTCAACCTGATTCCAGTCGCCGGCTTTGTCAACGCTGAAAGAATCAGGCGTTGCTGGAATTTCCAGAAGTTCCCGCGATGCCCATGGCTGAAAGTTTCGCCATCACAGAATCAAGCGCCCCTGGGTACTCTAACAGGCGCATTAGGAGAAGGTCGCGAACGGCGGGCTGGTCGAGCAATTCGTTGAGGCCGAGCGCCTGCTTCGTCTCGCCTTCGATTGGGGTTCGCGGCGTCGGGGTGCCGACAAAATTGGCGAGATACATCTCAGCTCCAGCCTTGCGGGCCGCGTTGTCCTCGACCTCCATGGCGGCCCCGGCGACGGTCACCATCTTTTTGGCGTGCATGAGTCCGTGGATCACGTCGGCCAAATTGTCGGGTGAGATACGGCGATCAATCGCGGCCAACACGTCCTCATGGCGTCGCGCCGGGTCACGGATAAACCCCTTGTCGGCCACGCGCCGCCGTCCCCACATCCGGGAACCTTCCGCGATGGCGTTGGCAAAGTCTCGCGCAGCGTCGGGATCGCTGCACTCTTCAAGATTCACGCCTCCCTGATCCGTCACAAGGTAGAGCCCGGTCGAGTCCGGGAAAATCCCCGCCGCACGCGCCGCTGGCCCCGGCAGGACGACGATCAAACCACCGCCCGGAGCCGCAACTTGATGGATGGCGACGGGAGCCTCGGCCATGCGATCAACCCTCGTGATGCTCGTTCCAAAGACGACACAACGCCAGGAAGTCGGCAAGCCGGATGTTCTTGCCCCACGACCAATCGTAGATCGTCTTCGGCGACACGGCCAGCGCCTCCGCAACGCCATCCGCGCCCAACTTTTTCGCGCCTTTCACGCGCACCGCCATCAGGGCTTTTACTGCAAGCGGGCAACGATAGCGCACGGCGCGGCGTAGGTGGACAATTTCCACCCATTCAAGGGGCATACGGCATTCTTTCGGCAGTTCTTGCTCCATTAAGGGCATGGCGCAATATGCCATCGAAAAATTACTGAGCAAGCGAAAGAATTGCACTTGCACAATTACTGGAGCGCAGTAAATAGACAACATGCCAGTTGAAACCAAGGTAGCCATTGGCCCGAAAGGGTCGCAACGCGTCTTCACTGTCCGATCGACGGAAAACGCAATCACCGTCACCATGGAGGGCCGCCCCGGAACGTGGTCCTACCCTCACGCAACCGGGCCGGAGGTCGCCCAAGAGACAGTCGCCCTCATGATTCAGGATCTTGGTCGGGCCTGCTGGTCCGCTGCTGTAGAGACCTGCATTCATTCCACCGCTGCGAGCCTAAACGAACTCCGGTAAGATGAAAAAAACCAAGCTCGAAATCATTAAGCTCGTTGACGGGTCAACCGTCACTACCGGGGACTTTGTTCCGCCGGATTCCTACTTCACGTTTTGCGAGGCTCTCGCGGAAACGCTTTCCGAAAACGACCCGCTCGTGGTCGAGGCTGTCATGGCTGAGATGGAAGAAAGGATGGCAGCATGAGTCTCGCCAAAAACCAGTTCGAGGCCGCAGGGCTTGTCTGGACTGTCATCAAGGACGATGGCGGTGACATCACTATTGAGGCCCCCGGGTTTTCGGTGATTGCTTTCATGCCTGAAAACGGCGAAATGGAGATTCAGGTAGCCGACTTGTTTGCAAAGCTGGCGCCATTCCTTCACGCCGCCGGAAGGGCGCAAGGCAAAGAGGAGATTTGCCACGTTTGGGATGAGTTTGCCTCCAAAGAGGCAGCAAAGGCGGCGGAGGCGCTGGCATCATGAGCGCACGAGACCTTCCTCAATCAATCGAAACGCCAGACGTGATGCCGTTGGGTGTCGTTGAATCCCTGCAACGGGCCGAAATCGACGTTCAGATTGCGACCGCCAAACGCTATCCCCGGTCCATCGCTCAATTCAAAGCGACGGCCACGGAGATGGTCAGCATGGACGAAGAGACCGCCGAAAGCTGCATTTACCGGCGTCCAGTGGGCGGCGGTAAAGTCGCGGAGGGCATGTCCGTCCGCATGGCTGAAATCGTGGCGTCCTGCTACGGAAACATCCGAGTCGGGACCATGATCATTGAGCAAACCGAGCGCCAAGTGAAGGCTCGCGGGTTCTGCCACGACGTGCAAAACAACGTCGCGGCCACGGTTGAAGTCGTGGAATCTACCATCAAAGCCAACGGGCAGCCCTACGATGAGCGGATGCGCGTTGTCGTCGCGAAGGCGGCGGCGGCCAAGGCTTACCGGGATGCCGTCTTCAAGGTCGTGCCTCGCGGGCTCTGTAAGGCTCTGGAAGAAATGGCGCGGCAAGTTGCCATCGGTGACGCCACGACGTTCACAAAACGCCGGGACGCGGTGATGGGATGGCTTGCGCGGATCGGCGTTGACGGCCCTCGCGCGTTCGCTGCCCTCGGCATCAAGGGTGTTGAGGACATCGGAGTTGAGCAACTTGTGACGCTGACCGGATACAAAACGGCGATCAAGGATGGCGAGATCACAGTGGACGAAGCGTTTCCACCCAATCGCCGCGAGGCATCGGCACCCGCAAGCAATCCATTCAAGAACAAGGCGGCTGAGAAAGCGGAGGCGCCCACATTATCGCCCCGCGCTGAGTTGGAGCGCCAGTTGCAAGAGCTCATGCAATTGGACGATGTGAGCGAGGCGCAACTAAAGGGTGAACTTGCCATCCGGCACAAAAAGCCCATGACCATCGCTCTGCTTTCTGACGAAGAGCTTGCGGAGATTTTGAATCCCACAAAATGGGCAGTCGTGGTCAAGAACATCAACACCGATCCGCTAGCATGAACCCGCCCGACTGCCAAGTTCACTTTTGCGCGCAACGCTCGCCTGAGTGGTTCGAGCTTCGCCGAGGATACCTGACCGCTACCGATTTCGGCCCATGGCTGATTGAGAAGCCGGAGGTCCGGTTGACCATCAAGGAGATTCAAGCTGAGCTAGATCGGCTTGGGATTGCGTATCCAAGCAAAGGGCTCAAGGATGAATACGTGGCGCTGCTTCCCGATATCACGCCCTACCTTTCCTACACCAAAACCCGCAACAAAGCGTGGGAATCGGCGCTCGGTAAGGTTCTGGCGGGCATTGCGGGACTCTGGGAGGCTCCGACGCGCGAGACCGAGGCCATGCGGCGCGGGACCGAGCTTGAGCCGGATGCCGTCGCCGCGTTTGAAGCGTGGTCAGGGCATCAGGTGACGCAGGTTGGATTCTGCGCTTCAAAGTTCGGTCGATTCGGTTGTTCGCCAGACGGATTGATCAACACAGGCGACTCGGTAAAGGGACTCGAAAGCAAGGTGCCGGAACCCTCAACGCACATCGTGCGCCGCCGCGCCGCAGTGCTGCCCTACGAGCACCTCTATCAAGTCCACGGGTGCATGGCCGTCACGGGATGCACGTCGTGGTTTTACCAGAACTGGAACCCTGGTCTTGCCAGTCTACGCATCGAGGTTCAGCGCGACGCATTCACCGATGACCTCTTCGCCGGACTCAAGGCATTCTCCGCCGACGTAGACCGCGCCCTCGCCGAAGAATCGGCGGCGTGGGAATCTGAATTCCAATCTCAACCCGAACTTTCTGCCGCATGAGAACCGAAATCACCACCACCATCTTCGTCGAGCACGAGGGCGAAAACCGCGAGATCCTCGTCACCGGGATCCTTGACGAACCCCGGGACTATCCCGGATATCCAGGACAAGGCGACTCGGTCGAGATCACGGACGCCGAAACCATGGACGGCGAGCCGTGGACTCTGTCCGCCGAGGACGAAGAACGCGCTATTGCGAAGATGATGGAAACCGCCTAAGCCATGACCAGGGGCGGGCACTTTTTACCGCAAGTTTAGCATCGACCTTAGCAATGAAAGATCTCCGCGCAGCTTACCGCCACATCACCCGGATCGACGACGACCACGCCCGCACGCACGGGTGGCGCGTCCGATTCCAAACCCAAGGCGACCTGCAAACGAAGCTCTTCTCTGACCGCAAGCACGGCGGAAAGTCCGGGGCATTGAAGGCCGCAAGGAAGTGGCGCGACGAGAACAAAAAGCCCGCGAAGGAATCCAAGCCAACCGGCGGCACGGCCCGGGTCCGCCTCTCAACGATCAACGGCAAGCAGTTTTGGCGTGCGCTACTACCCGTTGCCGATGTAACCAAAACCAAAAGCTTCGCGGTCCACATTTACGGACGCGACGAGGCCAAACGCCGGGCCGAGGCTTGGCTTGAATTGAACCGCGAAGGAATCCCCTCATGAACGACCCTATTTCACCAAGTGCAGATTGTCGTCCCTTCCCTGGGGCGCGGATTGAAACACCAAAAACGGAATTGTCAGCCGCCGACACAAGCGCGGACGTGACCGCAGAAACGCGGGAAACCCCCGCCCCTCAACACGGAGAGGCGGGGCTGGTGGAGGCGGCGCTCATCTACGCGGAAGGCGAATGGGATCGCATAGGTGAAATTGGCTTTGCCCTTGAGCGAGAGGGGTATGCGCGATCTGAAATTGCAATGGGAATCCTCGCCGCCGAGGTCCGCCGGTTGCAAGAGTTCAAGGACCACTACACCGAACTTGCGAAAGCCAACGGGTTTGGCTCCATCACGGAGGCGGTCACGGCAGGAAGGCTGTATTTTCAATCTCAAGCAGAACGAAAAAGGTGAGAGGGCCGATGGAAGCGAAATAAATCTATGAAACCAAAATCAAACGTGGCCGCTTCCAGCGGTTCTCTCCACCGCCTTGTTCGGCTTTTTAGGGCTGTGTGGTCCGATGTGGGAATAGCCCCCAAAGACGCTGCAATGGTATTCTTGGCTGGCGTAATCGTGGCGATCCCCGTCATGGCCCTTGTGTGGGCGACGGCATGGGCGCTGTGCCGCCTGAGTGGGAAGCCACTCGATGACAACGCAATGATGGCAAGTGTCACGGCGCTGTTCTTGGGGTACTGCATGGTCCGCGCTGCAATCTACCTCCGCGACAAGTGGCGCGAATCCAGTAAGCCGAACAGAAGGCGCTATGATCTTGAAAATCCACGACACACCAGGGACTGACACCCCGATCACGGACAACTGGGACCACCGGCTATGCCCTCACGGATTCCGCCCTGTGGCCCTATGCCGACAGCTTGAACGGGCTGCCAATGCCGCCAAGGCCAAGCTTGTCGAGGTTGAGGCTGCCGCCGAGGTCGCGCGATTCGAGCATCTGATTCGCGAGTCCGATCTTGAGCGCAAAATCCGCAACCTTGAGATGGGCGTTTGCCTTGACCGCACGCCGCGCGTGAAGTCGATTGAGGAGTTTTTCACCCTGTTTGCCAGTTAAAACCATGACGACATCCACACTTGAATCACCCGAACCTGACCTTTGGACCCTGGCCGCCGCGCGGGAAGCCGCGAAGGCCGGGATGAAAACGGCCGCCGCGAACAACGGCGATCCCTATCAAGCCTACGCCCGACGCTTCGTGATTGGATTCCTTCGGGATAATCCGACCATGCACATCGACGAGCTTGAGCCGATGGGATTGCAGCCGCCCTCGAAAGGATGTAAGGCCGGGATCGGGGCGGTCATATCAGCGCTCGCCAAAGACAAATGGATCGTGAAGATCGCCGACGACCGAGTGCCAGGGGCGTTTCTCGCCAAGCCCTCCGTTTCCAGCCATGGTTCCCCGAAGTGGGTTTGGCAATCGTGCGCTCCTGAGTGGGGAGGCTCGCCGAAGACCGAAGCATGAGAAACGTCAACCTGCCAAAATCTCGCGTGTGGGTCCGCTGCGACGCCTTTGGACGCGACGCCTCGAAGTTTGAGCCCGCATGGTTGGTATCAGCCCGCGCCCTTCGCAACCGCCCCTTCGCCTTCCAAGTCTGGGTGGACGCCTACGCCGCGTGCTACGACAAGATCCCGCCCCATTGCCTATACTGGCGCGAGCCGGAGGAATCCGATGCCGAAGCCCTTCCGCTCCACAAGGTGCAGATGTGGGAATGCCTCAGCGGGTCAATCGAGTGCTGGCAAAAGGCGCAACTCGCCGACGTGCCGGTCATCGTCAACCTTGGGGGCGGCAAGATGACGGCGGGACACTACTGGTTCACCCTCGACTTTCTCCCTGAAGGCCAAGGGCTCGGATACCTTGACGTTGGCGAGGCCGATTTATTGGAGGAGCACAAGGAGGCAAACGTGATCAAGCTGGAGAACGGGCAAATCGCGATCTATCCAAACAACCGGCTCAAATGGCTGCCGCTTTCCCTCACGCCGCCCGGGGCCGCGAAGGCAATTCCAGACTGGGACGCCGCGAGCAACGGCCAATGGGACGAATGGTGGGGCGATTCCGACGAAATTATCGGAGGCGAGACGGCCTTTTTCTATGGCGCGAACGGCCGGACCCCGCATCCAGAACTTAATGAAAAGCTTTCCGCGAAGGAGAAAACCAAATGACGATCCAACTCACCCCATCCTGGCAGTTGACCGACGAGCACGCGGCATCGAGCTACGGAATCCCGGTCCTTGCCAATCGCCACTCCGGCGAAGCCTTCGGACCTGACGACATCGTGCAATGCTACCCATCCTGGCCGATGCAACCCGCACGCCAAGCCGTGGCCCGCATGGCGCTGACGGCCGGATACGCTGGGAGGCTTGGAAACGGCGGCATGGATTTCGTGGTGAAGTTTACCGGGGAAGTTGCAGCATGAGCACCCTTGACCAATCCCGAGTTGCGGAAATCCGCAGGCTTCAAACCAAGCGCGACCAAAACAGGAATGCGCTCGAAGTCGCCGACGAAACCCTCGCTTTGGTTGAGGACGTGGGCCACGGCGCTTTGTCGGACAACGTGACGGCAGCGCGGCGCGTGATACTTGACGCCTTGGGCCGGGGCGGTGGGGACCGCGAGAGTCTTGATTCCCTGCCCCCGGCGTCGTCCCCGCCACAACATTTCCCGATATGGCTCATCATTGATCACGAGGGAGATCAATGGCACGGAGCATTCGTAAACAAAGGCGAGGCAGAATACGAGCTGGATGCAATCCGACAAAACCTGAATCAATCCCGCGAAATCTGGCATTTGGTTGAGTATCGCGAAGCGGCTCGGGAGGTTCGTGTCTTGACGATGGATTTTGAGGACGATGACGAAGAGGTCGCGGATCAACGGAAGGAGGAGCCGTGAGTGAGACGCGACAAGAATACGAGCCGGTCATTAGCGGTCGCGTGCGTTATGGCGATGAGTTTCGGCACGAAAGCGATGCGGTCTGGCAGCGGGTCGTTGGCCCGGTTTTGGGCGCCGAAGTTCCCGCCGAGACTCCATCGGGCTGGTTGTTCCGCCGCCCGATTTCACCGCGCCCTGATTTGTCAGCCTACGGAAAAGACCAGCGATGAGCGAGACAAACGCAATTCACACCTTGCCGCCTCACGTATCAATGAAGGCGCACTACTCGGCTCAATACTTGCTCGACGGGCTCCTTTGCCCAAAAGGCATACGAGGTCTGTTGAAACTCACAGGAATTACCGAAGGCACTGTGGCGGCGTGCCTAGAGGAGATTCTGAACCCCGAAAAAGACGCCTGCCCCTCATGTACGGTCTGCGGTGACTCAGGTCGTGTGTGGCGTCCGATCTTTGAGCGATGGGATGCGTGCCGGTTTTGCGGGCGGGGTAGATAAGGGAAATTAGCAAATCCGCCAAAATGCGCCGTGGTGCTTTTGGCTTTTCGTGATACATTGCCCGATGAGTTCCCCCTCCAAGGAGCAAAAGCGTGATTCCGTCTTCTACACGGACGACGAGATGGAGTTGATTCTCGCGGCCATGTCGCGCCGAACGAAAACCGGCATCCGTGACCGGGCCGCCGTCATGGTCATGTGGCGCGGAATGCTCCGGGTTCGCGAGTGCCTTCAACTCCGGGTCGCGGATTTGGACCTGAAGACCGGAGAGCTTCGCGTTCTTCACGGAAAAGGAGACAAACCTCGAACGGTCGGACTCCCCCCGTCGGCCCTTGATTGCGTTGGGGCTTGGCTTGACGTGCGCAAGACTCTCCCGGCGACCAAGATGGACCCGATGTTCTGCTCGCTCTACGGCAAACCGCTTCATCCGTCCCACTTCCGGCACAAGCTCCCCCGGATCGCCGCCAAGATTGATCTGGGCAAACGCCTACACGCCCACGGGTTCCGACATTCTGGGGCCGTCCGCATGAAGCGCAAGGGGACCGACACCATGGATGTCTCGCGCGGTCTCGGTCACTCCAACATCGCGACGACGGAGAAGTATTTGCACCACCTCCGCGACGATTCCGTCATCGCCGCGATGCGTGAGGAGTAGGCAATTCCCTTCTCTATTTTAACCATAACAGCAATACTTTCCGTGAACCATCACGTTTACGCTCTGAAAGACTCACCTTTCTGCTGAAAATGGTGATGTAGATGCAGAAAGAATTTAGCTCAGGAAAAAACCGTGAGAGTTTTGTGGCGCATGGACAGGATCGATTGCAAATCGCTGCGCAAAGCTTTGAATCCACTCAGGGTGGAGCCTTCTGTTCTATTGAATCCTGATGGCGGTTGGTGTCTTGGGTTCCCCTTGCTCCAAAAACGGTTTGTAGGGTATCTGCGCACTATTCGTGAAATTGAAACGTCACCGTTTTTCCCTATGACCAAGGACAAGGTCATATCTCAAGTGCCATATCCAGAACCTGTCGCTCTTGAGGATGAGCGCCGACAGTTTGAGCGCCGTTTTTTGCCATCAATTCACGTTTGCTTGCGCAAAGAAAATGAAGGGCGCATCTATTTTCTGGAGTGCAGTAATGGCCTTATCAAAATCGGCCGCACCCGAGGTGCAGTCAATGCGCGAGCGCAATGGGTTCAAAGGCATTTTGGCGTTGATGCGCGGGTGATCACGTCGATTCCTGTGACCTGCGCATCTAGAGCGGAGCAAATGATTCACGGGCACTTTGGTCGATTCCACACGCCCGTGACTGGAGTCACAAGGAATTACAGCGGCAGCCTCACCAAAGGGGTCGAGTTTTTCTCCATCACGGTGGACCAAGTAATGGAAGTCGTTGATCGAATCGCAGGCCACAAAAACCCATCGCCCACGGCCAGATACGACCGAAGAACCGAACGAGCCATGCAAGAGGCGCTCGCGAGAATCTCCTGAGCGACTATGAAAACCCGAATTCACATCCAATCCTTTGGTCGCCCCGTGCTCGACCTCACGGCGGACCTGTCCCTAGATGACGCGATTGAGCTTGAGGGGGCGATCAACGCTTCAAACACGCTGCGGGCTCATGTTACGACGGTTGAGGATGCCGCGATTCCAGACAATGCGGCGCGACCATGGTTTTCAGGACAGACCGAGCCTCCGCCGTATTATCGAGGCCTACTTGAAGGCGAAACCGCCAAAGAAGGCGACTTGGTTTTCTCGCCGGTGAGTCAAATGTGGCATGAGCTGGCGCGAGGCTTTGGATGCCAAGTGGGCAAGGGCGATCGACTGGCGCGGAAAATTCACTCATGAGCACCATCGACCTACGAACCTGCAAGCCGGGCACCACGCTCCGCACCCGATGCGGTGAAATCGGCACCTACCTTGAACATGCCGAAAACCGCACGCATCCGGGACGCAATCACTGGGTGCAGATCCCGACCGCTCTTTGCTGGTATCGTGACGACGGACGGCTTGCGGACCATGACATCATGCCTTCCGACATCGTGGAGATCATTGCGGTTGCGTCCGCCGCCAAATGGACCGCAGAACGTCCCGCCGACCCCGGATACTACTGGATGCGCGACAAATCAGACCCGCTCGAAGAATGGACTGTCCTCTGGGCTCCGAATCCGAGCCAACCGGAGTTCGGTGAATGGGTCGGATGCGGATTTTCAGGCCGACACTACGCGGGCGAGAATCACGAGTTTTGGTCTGCGCGGATTGAATCACCATCGACAAGGTCATGAAGAAGCCCAAGCACCCCGCCGAATGGACGCGCCACCTCCCCCGAGGAACACCTGGACGCAGCGCAGCACCCGCCCGGGTTTCATGCGCGGTTCTCGCCTGCTTCCGCGACATGGGCGAGGGCGGACTCACCCGGCATCAAGTCCACGTCTACGTATGCGAGCTGCATCCCACAAGCGAGCCGCCCGCCATTCGCAGATACGTAGACGACCGCATGGGAAACCTAGTGGCCGACGGGGTTCTGACGATCCGGGACCGGAAATGGTTTCTGGTCGATGACGAGGAAGGCCTGCCGCAATGAAGCGCACCGGAATCACCCGCAACAAGTTCGGTGCCGTCCGCGCCAAATCCAGCCTACTGGATCGCACCTTTGATTCCAAAGCGGAAATGCGGCGCGGCAACATGCTCCGGCTTCTGGAGCTGGCAGGTGAGATCACTGATCTGGAATTCCAGCCTCAGACCTATTTGAGTGCCGCCCAAATCGGTTACAAACCCGACTTCCGTTACCTTGAGGGTGGCGTCGTCATCTACGAGGAAGTCAAAGGGTTTGAAACCGAGGGGTTTCGGATTCGATTCAAGCTTTGGGCGCACTACGGCCCGGCTCAGCTTCGTGTCCTGAAAGCGCGGGGCGATGGGTTTGTGGTCACAAAGACGATTTTCCCGCCCGATCAAACCTTGAAAGGACCAGCCTCCGAGGGTTGACCCTTCGGAGCCTTTACGGTGCGAGCCTCTCGGACGCGCCGCAGAAACGCTGTCAACTCATCGCGGCGTTGACCGTTTTTGACCGCCTCGGCCATGTCCCCACCTTTGACGGATGCGTCAACGATCATGCGGTCCAGCTCCGCGATGCGCTCGTTTGCCATCGTGACGACCTCGGCCCATTCCTTGAGTTCCACGAGCCGCGTCATTAGGTTTGCGCGAAGTTCAACGTCTGCCATGCGTCAGCTTAAGCGGTAGTCTCAAATTTGCAAATTCCGGTTGCGGACCAGTGGGGGTGTAATGTTAGAGTTCGGGATGAACCTGAACGAACCCAACGACGCCAAAGACACGCCCCGCGCCATTCGCCCCGCCGGAAGCCTTTATACTGAGGAGGAACTTAGATCGCTAGCCGAGGACATTGTGAGATATGGTCCATCAACTACTCAACTATTGCTTGCGCTAGCTGGTAAGAGGGTGGACAATCCTCTTCATGGGTGCAATTAAACCGGAAGGATGTGCAGTTGAAGGGTGTGAGGCAAAACGACACGCAGGGGTGTATTGTTGCCGACATTACACCAGATTCATTCGCCATGGCGATCCACTAAAAGGTGAGCGCAGAAAGCGTCCTAAATGCACCATTGAAGGATGCGGAAAGCCACACTTTGCGCACGGGCATTGCGTTGCCCACTACACGCGAGTTCGAAACCACGGCGATGTAAATGCAGACTTTTCACGGCGCAACAACGTGGAGTTCATCGAAAGCATGAAAGACTACCAGGGTGATGAGTGCGTTGTTTGGCCGTATTTTCGCAACCCTAAAGGCTACGGGCAGTGCATTGTGACGGTCAATGGGATTCTCTACAGATACGCCCACCGCGCAGTCCTTGCCGGTGCCTGCCCTCCAGACCCATCCAAGCCGAGAGCTTTGCATAAGTGCCACAACGGGCATCTGGGATGCGTTAACCCAAATCATCTTTATTGGGGGACTGATAAAGACAACCGCAGAGACATCGTTGAGTCCGGCAAGAATGTGTTGAAGTTGAATAAAGCGCAAGTCATCGAAATAAAAAGGCTTCTCGCAGAAGAAACTTACACACATTCCGTCATCGCAAAGATGTTCGGCGTATCCAGGGCGATGATTGGGAATATCAGTCAAGGACGAAACTGGGTCGGCGCGTAGTCGCCACCTTCAAGCACCATCGGCGACACTCCGCGCGGTTCTGCCTCCCGCCCTCTCGCGCACGCGCTAAGGTGCGGGATGGGATTCGCGGCAGACTACATGGACCGGAAGACGGGCAAGAAACCTGTCGTTGATCTTGGCGGAAACGCCTCGTTGGAAAAGGCCAAGGCGAACCAAGCTGCCGAAGGGGTTACAAAAGACGACTACGCGGCAGCCACTGCCCCTGAGCTGAACGGCTACGACGCCTATGTCGCCTCGGCAATCGGCGGAGCGTCCCGGACGTTGAGCGGGAAACGCGGCGGCGGCGCCAAATACAACGAGGGCCGGTTCAAGGGCAAGACTAAGTTCGAGGCCATGGCGATCCTCGACAAACAGTATCGGGAAATGGGTGACGAGGGGCGGGCTTCGTGGGAGCAACGCCAGAACACTCCGCTCTCTCAATCGCAAATGGACATCCGGGCCAAGGCTGCGGATGCGCGGAACCGGATCGCGGTGACGGGGCTTGGTCAATCTGGTGGCACTTCCAGCGGTCCCGCCGAAGTGAATGCTGGACCTTCCTATAGCCAGCCAGGCACACCTAAAACACGGGCAGAGTTGGAGAAACCTATGGGTGCGCGCCCGCAGAGCACCGGACCAGTGCAAGGCGCGGTTGCTCAAGACGGGCCATCCGGACTCAATGGAGCGCGTCAGCAAAGCACGGGCGGGATTCAAGGTGCGCGAGGACTTGGGAGCGTTTCCGGCGTGCAGGGCGCTGGTCCGCTGAATGCCTCGCCATTATTGCCCGCTGATCGGCCCGCAGCTCCACCGTCATGGGAGGGCAAAAACGCCGCATCGACCTTCCGCGAACGGGCTCAGACCGCGATGGCGATGGGCGTGATTGGTCCGCAATCGACCTACAACGGATCAGGGTCGGAGCCGCAAACCAAAACCGCCACTCGTGCCGATCGCAATATTGCAGTATTGGGTCCGCCCGCCAAAGCGGCAACGAATGTAATGGGTGACGGGCCGGTGCAAGGCCCAAAGCTCCCGACGTTTGACAAAAATGCCGCCACCGCCAAAGCAGAAAGCGAGGTCGCGTCGATGTTCGCCAACGCTCGCGCCACAGTGCCAGCCCCGCGAACTGACGTTAAGGCTCCCGCCTTGCCTGAACCGACGCAAGCGGTTCGTAATGCCGCGAAGACGTTTGCAAAGCGCGAAGCGGATCGCGCATACAAGGGTGGGCCGTTCGCTCAAAGCGAATACAAGCCGACATCTTTCATTGATTCCCCGGAATACAAGGCGGCGCAATCCGCCCCGGCTCCGCAAATCGCAGCGCGACCACCCAGCTCACGAGTCGGGAGGGATGCGCCCGCGCCGCCGACTGTTGACAGCATGGTGCAAAAGGTGATGGGCAAGCCACGGACTCCCACAGAGTTCACGCAAGTTGCCCGAACCGGCGGACGCGCCGGGGCAACCAAGCGCGTCGCTGGCGCATTCAACGCCTCGCCGCTTTACACATCACCGGTCCGCACCGCTGCCCCGAAAGCTCTAGCCGCCAACTCTCCCCGCTAATCCGCCATGGCATCCCCCTTCGACCGCGTCCGTTCCGGCCTTCAAAACGGAACCATTCCCGTCAACACCGATCTGCGACAGGAAACGGAGAAGATCGCCGCCGACCGCCAGCGCACCGAAAAGACCGGCTCGTGGATTCGCGACACCATCCAACAGCAACGCGCCGCCGCTGATCGCAAGGCCCGCCAGGATGCGATTTTGGCCGAACGTCAACGCCGGGACCAAGAAGCGGCGGACCTTGGAGCCCGCAACGATCGGACCAAGCAACAGGCGATGTTGTCCGGGGAAGATACCTGGCAGGATTCGACCGGCGAGACCCGGATCAAGCCTGCATTTGTGGTCCCGCAAGATCCCGAAAAGGTTCGGGCTGATGCGGAAAAGATCGCCGCCGAACAGGATCGTGAGCGTCAACAGCTCATTGCAAATCAACGCGCCGCGAAGTCTCGGGAACTGGATTACAACGCCGAGGCCGCGAAGCGGATGGCCAAGGAGCCAGACGCGATTCTGAAGCAAGTCGGCAAGGATTTGGGAGTTGATCCTGAAGACCCGCAGTCGATCGAAAGCCTCGCTGACACCGACAAGGCGTATGTCCAGGCGACCAAGCAAGCCCGGGACGTAGCCGCGCAAGCCGCTCAGGCCGCCGACGACAAGGCGTTTTCGTTCAAGGGCGGCGCCGACAAGGCCAATTCCGCCGTGGTGGCCGAGGCAAACCGAGTGCGCCAAGAGCGCGAGATTCAGGAACTCGCCGCGAAACGTGCGGAGCTGTCCGCCAAAGCTGAGGCCGCCAAGGCGCAAGTCGATCAGACGACCGCCGAACATCAAGCCCGAATCCTGGCCGCCGATGAGGAGTTCGAGACCGCCGTTTCCGGCCCGATGACCTCCGACCAATACCGCGAGGCCAAGATGAAGCGGGACGCGATCAAGGTGGAATCCCGCAACGCGATCGATCTTGCAACCAATCGATTCGCCCGGACCTACGGCGCGATCCGTGACGAGGACGCGATTCAGCAAGCGTTGCTGGAGCGCAAGATGCCGAAGGACGTTCCCGCGAATCCACCGGCCACAACGCCGTTCTCAAACACCCCGCTGGAAGCCCCAACACCGGGGAAGCCCGCGCCGGGAAACGCCCCGGCTGAAATTCAATCCCCTGGATTGGAACCGCTGAACGCATCGCCCGCCGTTCCTGAAGCGGAAGACCTAAGCGATGAGGGCGTGATCGCTTCGCGAATTCAGGAGCGTCGCGCCAATCAACTGGCGGAGTTTCAGGCCACGCAGCGCGACGTGATTTCGAAGCTGGCCAACGATCAAATGTTGCCAGAGGAAGCCAACGACGCGGTTGCGGCGGCGATGTCGGCCATCGACACGCAACTGGACGACGCCACGCAAGAAAGGCTTAGCCCTTTGGTTGCAGAGGCGTTTGCGGCGGCTGAAAAGGACGCGAAGACCCCGGAGGAAGCGGCGGCGAAACTGATGGCATCCGGCAAGTTGTCGAAGATCGCTCCGGCCCTTGGCTACGATGATGCGGCGGCCCTGTATCTTGCCAACGTAGACACGGCGACGTTCAAGCCAAAGCCTGAACCGGTCGAAGAAAAGGGATGGTTCGCGCAACTCAAGCGGGCACCGATTGTGGGCGACGTGGTTCGAGGCGCAGAAGTCTCAACCCGCCAACTCCCACAGCTTGGCTTTGGCGTCGCGGCTTTGATCGGCGACACCCTGGAAAAGACGGTCGGCAAAGGGGAGACGCTCCGCAACTGGGGTTTTCGTGGATACCTCGATGCCGAGCAAGGCATGGCTCCTATCAGCCGGGAAGACGACGACGTCACGGTGGCATGGTCGAAGGCGAGCAAGGGCAATCTTGGCGCGATGGCAAACTTCCTGGAATACGCCGTCGGCTACGGCATCGGCCAGATCCTTGAAACGATTGCTGTGTCTGCGGCGGGTGGGGCGATCGGTGGCGCGGCCGGGACGGCGGTGGAACCTGGGGGCGGGACGGCTGTCGGTGCGGTTGGTGGAGCCCTCGGCGGCGCGTTCGCCAAAGGTGCGGTGAAGACCGGCATCCGCAAGTTCATGGCTGAGGCCATTGCTGGTCAGGCCGAAAAGATGGCCCTCAAGCAGCTCGGCAAAACGGCGGCGAAGTCGGAAGTCAAAGCCCTTGCTCAAACTGCAACGCTGACACAGGCCGCCGCGAAAGCGATCGGATCGAATACCGCAATCCTCACCAACGCCCTCGGGATGGAGTTGGGCGCGATCTACGGCGAGGCCGCCAAGAGGGCCAAGGAGGAGGGCCGTGAACTCACCGGCTGGGAGCTGGCGCGAGTATGGGGAACCGGCATCGCGGCGGGCGGTCTGGAATCCGTGGCGGACAAATTCGGCTTGGATCTCCTTGGAGGCAAGAAAATGCCGAAGGGCGTAACAGGCCGGGCGGTTCGCGCAGCTACCGGCGCAGCGGAAGGCGTTGCCATGGAAGGCGGAACCGAGGCGTTGCAGACCGTCTTGGAACGTGTCGGAGCCGGTCAAAACCCGATCGACGCCGAGGGACGGCGCGACATCATCAACGCCACGGCAATGGGCGGAATTATGGGTGGCAGTGTAGGTGCCATTGGCGGGGCGTTGAGTTCCGAACCCGTCAACACCGCGACGCCGCAAGGCAAAATTCAGGCTGCATGGCAGAACGCCGCAACCGTCACGACTCCTGAAGCTCTCGCGGCGCACGCCGGGATTGACCCAGCCCAATACGAGGCGCTGGTAAAAGACTTCGGAGATCCTTCGCAGGCTGCGGCCAAGGATTTCGCCACCGCCAACCTACTCACCACTGGGGCGCAACAGCAAAACCGCCATAGCGACGTGCTGGCTCCGGTTACGGAAGCGATTCAACAAGGGACGGCGCGGGCGCAAGAACGGGCGAAAGCGATGGTTGACATCCACACGGCGACCGACCCCGAGCAGTTTGACCGTGCGCTCTTCGCGGCCCAGGATGTGGGCGACGCACAAGCCGAGGCTGACATCGTGACGCAACAGCAGAACGCTGGCTACGTGCGCGGTCTCGCAAAAGTGCTTGGCGGAGGTCAACTGACCAAGGACGAACTGGACGTCGTCAACGCTCCGTTTGCCGACAAATCAAAAAAGGCAATCATCGAAGGCCCCGGAGGCACGCAGATCGTTTCCGACCTAGCCATCGAACGGGCGGATGTCGTCATGCCTGACATGGGCATGGGCGCGGCGCTGAAGGCGATCAACCCGATGGGTGAGGTGGAAGCCACCCAACAAGCTCAGGCCCGCGAAGACGCGAAGGCGGCCAAGGGCGCAAAACAATCCGGCGGAGGCATGGCACCGCAGGGCACAACACAACCCGAAGTCCCCGTCTCTCCGGGTGGAGAGGCGGGGCAACCGGGATTTACCTACACGGCGACGATGCCGGACGGGCAGACCGTGAGTCTTCCATCGGAGCAACGGCTAGGCCGGGCTGCGCGTGTCGTCCTATTCCAAGATGCCGGAGTCACGATCCCGACGAACACGCCGATCACTGAAACCGCAGGCACTTCCGCACAAGTTCCTGCATCTTCAAACAAAGGGGGCGCGCAAAGTCCGGCGGAGATTGAAGCGGTGGCTATGTTGCAAAGCGGTTCGACCCCCGCAGAAGTTCGCGCAAAACTCCCAGGGCTCACCTTAGCCCAAATCAAAGCACTCGCCAATCCATCAAAGGGGGCAACTCAAAGTCCACAAAGCAGGGCATCCTTTGACAAGGGATCGTATCGGGTTCCGGCTGAAGTGGCGGCGTGGGATCAGCAGCACCGAACCGAACGTCACGACGAATGGTTTGATGGCGCGAACGTAAACGAATCCGCGAGGCGTGGATTTGACGAGGCTCGGGCCAATGGAGGTCATGACATCCAAGCCCACGGGATGGCAAAGGCTGGGACGTTGTCTGGAGGATTGGCTGATCTGCTCAACATGATCACCAACGGGCTAGACCCGTCGAGGATCAAGCCATACAGCAACGGGGAACTCATGCTTGAGACTGCCCCTCTAGTCAGCGAGAAGGGCGGAAGCAGCGCAGGAGCGACGCCGAACGGTTCGGCATACAGTGACGGACCGTTCCAGCTTTTGGCGCGACCAGGGCAATACCTAGAGGGCCAATATCTAGAGGGTCTCGGGGCGATCCTGATCAATGAGGCTCACGCCGATCAAGCCGCACCGATCAAGGCGGAGATCGCCAAGGTCCGGCCTGACTTGATCGTAGGCACATACTCAGAAGCCGGGGCAGTCGTCGCGCAACTCAACGCCAAAGCCAAAGGAGACACGAAGGGGTCACAAACGGGACAAACGCCCGAAGGAAACGGGACATCTACGGGACAAGCGGGACAGGCCGAAGCCCCAACCGACTACGTGAAGCGCATCGCCCCGAAGGCGGCGGCGCTGGTGGACGTGTTTCCGGGCGGTGTGAGCGACGCGACCGAGGCTCAGCGGAAAGAAATGGGTGATTCCCCGATGGCCTACCTTCGCGGGCGACTCATCATTCAGCGTGACCGGCTGGCGCTTTACTCTTCCGATCAAGCGGAAACCCTTGTGCGTCACGAGTTGATCCACCACGCCATGAAGGACGCGGTGCGGGAAGGGGCGTTTTCCGACGCGGACGTTGCAGGAGTATGGTCCGCCCTTGGGGGCAGCCGCGAGGGCAAGAAGTTGCAACGCCTCGTCCGCAACGCCTATTTCTCGTCCCGGTCGATGAAGGCCGAAGCGGCAGGGGCCTCCGACTTCGTTCTCGGGGCGGAAATGATCCGCATGATGGTTGAGGATGCGGAGTTCGCGGGGCAGATCAGCGAGGCGGTGATCGGCAATGCGGAGGCGACCTCAATGGTGCGCAGGATCCTCCGCGAGCTGCGCAAGTGGCTCAAGCTGGCGATCAAGCAACTCGGGGATGCGAACCCGGAACTCAAGGCGGAGTTGGAGGCTATGGCGGAGGCCACTGCGCAAGCTTTGCGCAACCTGAAGACCGAGGCGGCCACGGGATCAAAGCCCGCGACGAAGCCAAAGGACGACGGGCAGAACGAGACTCTCAACGCATCCGGGGCGGCGCCGACTCTCAATGCAAACACCCCGATCAGTCGCCCGAGCGGCAGGCACGATTTCAGTCGAGTTGGCACCGCATGGCAAGGCAAGGTCAAGCCGACAACCCGCGACACCAACGACGGTATTCACTCCGTGGATGCTGCAGGTCTGGCGAAGCAAATGCCAAAGGTCACGCACTTCGTTGATGACGTTCCTTTGCCGTCCTATCTGATGGAAAGCACCGACCCGGAAACTCGGCGCGATGTCCTGATTGACTTCTTTAAGGGCAACATCCTCGCCCTCTACGACGCGTTCGACACGTTGGGTCACAACCTGACCGTGCGGTCAACGCATTGGTATGATGGGGCGCGACTGATCGCAGAGTCGATTGCGTCTGATAACGGCATCACGAACGAGCAAGCTGCTGGGATCATGGCGGTGCTGTCGCCAATGAAAGATTGGTTCCAGAATGTCGCTATGGCGCAGAGAATGGCGGATGTTTTTGCCAATCACCGTGACGTCGTAATCACGCGAAAGCAGTTCAGCAAGACGATGCGCGGCATGCTTGATTCGGCGCAAGACGCAGCCAAGCGGCGCAAGGAGTTCAAACTACTAGAAGGTCGTTCCATCAACGACCTGTGGGCATCCGGTGATCCAGTGGACAAACGCCTCGCTGCAGTAGCGACCCGACTCCTCTCTCAGCACTTCCACGGCCTGGAGCACCAAGTCCTTTCCCCAGAAGGAGAGAACCTCGGATTGCGCCGGAACCTCGACGGCAGCACCAAGACCATGGTGTGGCAGGCTGACGTGTTTATCCTCAAGGGACTTTCCGTTGCCTATGACGGGTCGCCGGAAAACATCTCGGCGACACTCGGAGGAGAGCATAAAATCCGCAATTTCTACAACAACATCATCGCCCCGAACAGCCCTGCTGGCGATGCCACGATCGACACGCACGCAGTCAACGCGTCGGCGCTGTATCCTATGGGCAACAAAGGATACTTGGTCGGGTTGAGTTTCGGTGATGCCGGTGTCGCTGGCGGCGGGAACTCCGGGATTTACTGGATGTTCCACGAAGCTTACCGGCAGGCCGCCGAAGAACGTGGGATTATGCCGCGCCAAATGCAGTCGGTCACTTGGGAGGCAGTCCGTGGACTCTTTACCGACGACTTGAAACGCTCCAAAGCTTTCGTTGGACAAGTCACACAAATGTGGGCAAATTCTACTGATGCCGAATCCACCCGCCAACAAATCATCGGCCTCGGAATCCGACACCCTGAGTGGGCTCGATTTGACGCCGGAAGTGGTCCGCGCCCTTCAGGAAAGCCTTCCGTATCTGGAAAAGCTGATGGAAAGAAAGCTGACGCTAAGGGAAGCGTACGATCTGGAGTTCGACAAGGGATCGCACGTTCCGGGGAACTGACCACCCCGTCCGAGCAATCCTTCACCCCGCCGCAAGCCGACCCGGTAACGCCACCCGAAAACGAACTCCTCATGGCGTCCGCTGCGGTCCCGGCAGCGATGGCCCGCCGCTTCGGAGTCACTCAGGAATCTGACCCGTTCGCTTTCGCCTACCTGAACCGGCGTCGCGGGAAGATCAACACGCAGGAGGTGAAGACCCGGGCGGACCTTGACGCATTCGCCGAAGCGGAGTTTGCGCGACGTTCCGCGAACAGGTTCCAGGTTGATCCGGAGTCCATCCGCAGGCTTGAGCCGGTGATCCGCAAGGCTGCGGAGAAGCAGGTCAAGTATGGACTGGCGGAAGGGAAGGCTACGCTGGAATTGCTTGATACACCGTCAACCGAGGTCCTTGAGATCCCAGAGTCTCTGTCCGAATGGCTCCGTCAAAACGGCCTGACTCAGCCCCGAAAGCTAGCGGATTTTGAGTGGTTGGCCCGGGTGGCGGCGAAGATGGAAGACCAAACCTTACGCGCCGTGACGGAATCATTCATCGCGGATCGTCGCGGTAAAGGCTGGTCCGCGTGGGTGGAGGAGAACGTCAACCGCCCCCGGAGAGAGGCGGCGGAGTCGTGGGCAAAGACACTTTCTGAGACGTGGAGTAACCCCATCGTGTCGTCTGAGCCAAACCCTGACGGCGGCGTCGATGTAGTCTTTGCCAACGGTGAGAGCGGGTTGTTTGAATCGGTCGAAGAGGCGATGCGCGACGGGCAAGGCGGAACCGGGGTCATCCCGCAGATCACCGACGCTTATTCGCAAAACCTTGCCTGGGACATCCTTGAACACAGCATGGGCTCCCGCGTCAACTACGGACTCGGACGCCCCCGCGAACTCTCCCCGGAGATCCTCGAATCCACCCTTGATCTGATCCGCTCCGGCGAAGCGGGCGACCCTCTCTTTCTCTACGACGAAGAAAGGGCGAGGTCGGCCACGAAGGGCTTGCGCACGATCAAGGCGGGTGAGGGACATCGGTGGGTGTTTGTGCCGGGCGGTGCAGCCGGAGGAGGATCGCCTCAATCCGCTGTCATGGTTACGTTTGAGGATGGGAGCACCATCAAAGCGGCGACCCGTGTTGATGCCGAGAATGCTGCCAAGGACGCAATTGAGGGATACCTTGATTTTAGCGACATCGAAATCGTTGAGGCGTCAAGCCTTTTGGAAATCATCAACGATTACCCGTTGTCCAAATACGATGAAGACTACATCGGGTTTGCGGTGGAATCATCCGCCGATCCAGACATGACCGAGGTCGTCAAGGTTTTCGAGACTCGCGAAGATGCAGAGGAATACGTCGCGGAATACAAAGGCCAATGGGTGCATCGGCCAAACATGTATGACCGATTCAGGATTGACGACACGTTCCCGTCTAAGCAGGAAGCGAAGAATGACGCACGATCTTCGGCGATTGAAGCTGAACTCGAAACGCTCACGATTGAGGAAATCACGGATGTGCCGCCGGACCACATCAAGTCCCTGATGGCGCTCAGCCCTGACTCGTGGTGCACCAACGGCGAGAGCATGGCCCGGGAATACCTTTCAACCAAGGACTACTGGCTGCTGCTCCCACCGACAGGGAGCAAGACGATTGGCGGCATCCGCCTGTTCACCGGCACAAACCGAATGCAGGGCATCAACGGCGTAAACAACGCCGAGGACGCCAGGCAGTTGATTGGAGACCACGCCAAGCGCATCGCGTTGCTGGTGCGTGCGGAGGGCATCGACGTGACGGACGCGGCCACACGCAAGGCAATTGCCAGCGTATCGCCCTCGACCACGAATGAGATCCTGAAGGCTTCGGGCGCTGTGCCGCAGGAGAACATCGCACCCGAGGACGCGATCGTGATGTTTGGATCGGGCGGGACACAGATGAGTGTTGGCCCGGTCAGTCGTCAGTTTGATGAACTCATCGCCGATGTGTTGAAGCCGAGGATCGGATCAAATCGCGATGTCGTTATTTCGGCGGAGCCCCTCGGTGAAGAGGTGACGGATAAAGATGAAAACGGCGATGCGGTGGAAATCCAAGAGGAATATAAGGTTGCGGGCGCGGATGAATCCGGGGCCAGCCTCACCCGGCTTTGGACGAAGCGGAACGGTGTGACGAAGGATTCATGGCTGGTCGCAAGCCGTGACGACTATGATGGCAATTTCTACGAATCACTGGACGACGCACTTCGCGCCATCGAAGAGACAGAGCGTGAGGAGCGCGGATTAAAGCAAGACTCAGACAATGAGTTCAATGTTCGCCGAATGGTGAAGCGCGAGATGAGTGAGGGCGTCATCGGAAGCGATGGTTTTTTCATCACCCCGGTCATCGCATCAACGGGGTCGATTTACATCGAAGACGGCGATGCGCGAATCTCCTTCCGGGATCACCCTGTCTCGCAATTCCGTGAGATGGAGTTCGGGCTTGTCGATAAGGCGATTATTGTCAATTACAGTGACCCTCAAAGCGTAGCGAGCGGACTCAATGAACTGGCGATGTTTTTGGCGAATCGCACCGCTGGCGGCGACATCCTCAAAGCCTCGGGCGCCGTGCCGTCCGGGGATGGTGAATACCGTGGAGTTCACAAGGCGCCAACAGGAAAATACGGAGAAGGTTCATTGGATGCGATGGATCGCACGTATCCCGATGATCTCTACGGCCCGAACGGCCCACGCTACTACGGTGACACCTATGATCCGGCGATGGACCGGAAGATGCATCGCATCATCGTTGCGATGCGCGGAAAGCCAGATGCACCAGTGAAGGTCTACAGGGCGGCCCCAAAAGGTGTGGCGTCCGAAATCAATCCTGGCGACTGGGTTACCCCGAGCCGGGAATACGCAGTGATGCACGGCGAGCGGTTTGACGATGGCGCTGACATCATCGAAAGAACCGTAAAGGCTGGAGAGCTGTTCACGGAGGGTAATTCCATTTTTGAATTTGGATGGTCTCCACAAAGCGATGACATCCTCCGCGCTTCGGGCGCCACCCCCGAGCAACCGAACCGATACCAACGCGAACGCCAACGCAGGATCGACGCGACGGTTCGCGACACCCTGGGCATCGTCACCGGAACCCCGGTCCCGACCCCACCAAAAGAACGCAAGCGCGGCAAGGTGGGCGGCAAGATCGCGCAGAAAATCGCCGAGGTCCGCCGCAAGATGGAAACCCCCAGCGAGGAGCCGCCCCGCACCGTTGCTTTGGCGGACATCCCCGACATGGGCGCGATGATTGGCGTCGTCCACCGTGACGCGATCCTGACATGGCAGGGTATCTACGGCGATGCGCTGGCGATGATCGGCGAGCCCGGAGATCAAGAAGTTGTTCCCATGTTCGTGGGCCGAGTCCCCGAAGGACGCACCGGGGCGACGGTGATGGTCCGAGACGTTGACGGCGAGGCGATGGCGCCCGTGCAGATCCCCGTTCGCTCCCGCGCCTGGGCGTTGGCGATGCCGGAGATGACGCAAGCCTCGCAGATTGTGGTGACCTCGGGAGGTCAGGAAGGGATCCGGCAAGGAACCATCGACCTCTCGGGGATGTTTGGGGGCACGGTTGACGCCACTGACCTACGGAACACGGGGGATTTCATCGGGATCGTTCGAGGGCCGGATGGTGACCGGGTCTACCGGAATGCAGACGATGAGGAGCCGGTGATTCTGAAGGCTAGCGCGGCTACTCCGCTTGCAAATCGCGGATCAGATTCTGATTCAGGCAGCGGCCCTGTGTGGGGGCCTAAGTTCCAAAAGGCTATTTCGCGCGAATACACCATTGCCCTTGCAGGCGACGATTTTGGCAGTCAATACGACATCCTGGCGGCCAAATACAACAACGACCCGAATGCTTCCCCAGAAATGCGCAGTGCGCTTTTGAAGGAGTTGGAGCACTTGGAAAACCTGCTTGGTGATGAGTGGCTCAACAAATACTCAAACGGTCGCACGTTTTCGAAACCTCCATTGTCCGACGACATCCGATACAGCGCCGCCCCGGCCCCTCTCCTCCGAAGCAACGTCAAGGCTGTCCGTGAAGCCTTGAAAAACCGCTTCGGCGGCAGCATCCCGTCCGGCGTCCGCGTCGTCGATCTCCCAAACGAGACGTGGTTTGGATTGATCCAAGGCAACGAGATCCTCGTCAACGCCGCAAGGAATCAAGCTCGCCAAGCTCCGTTGACTGTCGCCCACGAGATCGGGCATTACGTGTGGAGAAAACCGGGAGCCCGCAAGGCGTTCGACCGATTCACGGAACTCCTGACCGACGCAGAACGCGCCCGGGTCGATGAGATCATCCGCGACTTTTACGACGGACCCATGGGTGAATACGCATCCGAAGAACGGGCCGTTCTTGCGTTCGAAAACATGATCGCGAAGTCGGGGCCTGACACGCGCACCGCATGGGAGCGACTGGTCAACCTCGTGACCCGCGCCGTCAAGAAGCTGTTCGGGGTGGCGCTTACCCCAGCCGAAGCCAAGGCGCAAGCGTGGGACATCTTCGCCTCAGGACTTCGGGACTTTAAGGGCGGCCCGATGAACGGAGATGCCCGATACAGCAGCAAGCCCGGCGGGATGTCAAAGGACGCCGCACGTCACACGGAGCTTGAAGCAAAATTCAACGCCGGAACGATCACCGAGGCCGAGACCCGCGAAGCTCAGCGCATCACCCGCAAAGCCGCCCGGGATGCTGGATTCACCGAAAAGGGATGGCATGGCGGCGCAAAGGGGATTAAAGAATTCAGCACGCCGACATTCTTCGCCACAGAGAAGCGATTTGCGGAAGCGTTCGCCAAGCAGTTCCACGGCGACGATGGCCAAGTCTATGAAACCTTCATCGCAGCCAAAAACCCGCTCCGACTTGACCGACTTGGCGTCAAATCAACCCAAACAGCGTTCATGCGGTTCCTTCAACGCAACGGCATCGACCTAGATTTCGACCCGATCACGGTATGGGATTCCGTGCGTTCGATCTTGACCGGCGAAGAAAAGGCGGACACTTACGAAACAACGCAAAGCCTTGTTGATGACGATGATTTCGTTGCCGCTCTCCGCAACGCCGGATTCGATTCGATCACGCAGATTGAGCCAGGTGAAAGTTTGGCGACGGGCAACACAAAATCCCTGATCGTGATTGACCCGTCACAGATCAAACTGGCTGATCCATTCACAGGAGTCAACTTAGACGAGCGCTTCAACCCTGCGAGCGACGACATCCGATACAGCTACGCGGGAGCGTCGGCAAACACCCCTGCTTTCATGCGTGACTCGTTGGAGTCCGCGAGGGCGATGGCGGCGGCGGGCAAGTCGAGCGAGGAGATCCGCGCGGTGACAGGTTGGTTCCCAGGAAAGTATGACGGCAAGTTGCGGTTCGAGATCCCGGACGACGCGGCCAAATGGAGGGTTGTTGACGGACAAACCTACGTGTCAGAGGCGGCGGGACGCAACGCCAAGGTCCGGCTTGGAGCCTTGCTGGATCATCCAGAGCTGTTCCGCGCCTATCCTGATGCGGAAAGCATTACCGTGGCATTCAAAGGAACTGATGGCGGCTCGTTCAACCCGACGGCCAACGAGATCACCATTGGCCGATACGCCGCATTGTCCTCCACAGAGTCGGTTGGCGCGGCGAAAATGTTGAACCAGAGTGCAATACGCACGTTGATACATGAGGTTCAACATTGGATTCAAGAGCGGGAGGGATTTGCGCGAGGAGGATCGTCGCAATATCCCGAGCAAGAATTTGCCCGATTGGAAAAATTGGGCCGAAATAAGCGAAACGAACTGAACCAGAAGGCGATTGAAATCAACAGCAAGATTCGCGCCCTGAATGAGCAATCGATGCAGTCGCCTGATTGGCAGTCTGTCCGCAAGTCGCCAGAATATGTGCAGGCGATGGCGGATCTAGAAGCGCAATACGAGGCAAACCTTGGCCAGACAGCCGCATTGACTCAGGCGTTACGGGATCTGCGTCAGGTCACGACAAGAATGACCGAAGACGAGCGGTTTGATTTGTATCTTCGGGTGGCAGGTGAAATCGAAGCACGCGACGTGCAAGACCGGATGGATCTGACACCGGAGCAGCGCAAAGCGGTTGCGCCCTACAGTTCCGAGAACATTGCCCCCGAGGACGCGATCGTGATGTTTGGCGCTTCCGGCCCGCAGATGAGCGCAGGCGAATCCTCCGACATCCTCAAGGCGTCCGGCGCAGTCCCGGAGGGCACCACCCGCCGCAATTTCCTCAAGACCACCGCCGGAGCCATGGCGGCCTCGTTCTTCATCAAGGCCGACGCCGCGCGGACGATTGCGGACCTCACGGAGTTGATCCCGACCTCACTCAGCGAAGCGGAGGCGATGATGGTCAAGATGAGCCTTCGCGGCCGTCGGATGCAGGACTTTGGCAAGTGGCTTGCCAAGAATCCAGTGTCCGGGAAAGGCACGGTTTCGATCTACGAATCCACGTTGCAAAAGTTCCCCGAAGCGCAAGCACTCGTGGACCGCGCCGCGCAACTCAACCCCGCCGCATTCGCCAGGCCGGAGATGGACGGGATCGACTGGTTGATCGCCCCGGGCGAGCGCAACGCCATCAACGAGACGGTGCGGATTACCCTGAAGCCGCGTCCGCCGGTCACTGAGGACAAGCAGGACGCCAAGCAAACAGGCGAACGCCAGCCATCCAGGCCGCGCACCGGAGGCGAGGCGCTGTTCCCGAGCGGGTTGCGCGAGGAAGTGCCGGGAATGCTTTTTGCCAGCGCAGCAGCGCCGGACATCGCCACGAATCAATTTGGCGATCCTATCAACATCGTGTGGGATGTCCCGCCAGAGTCCAAGATGGACAACGTCATCTATGCGATGCAGGACAAGCAGGTGGACACGAAGCGGATTCAGTCCGCGATTGAAAGCCAGATCGGTGCCCTGGACGACGACGTGAACCCATACCGCCAGGAAACCCTATTCCATGGGAAGACCAGCAAGCAAACCAAAGACTTCCTGCAAGACGAACTGCGTCCGCTTATGGACGACATGGCCAAGCGAGGTGTGGGCGTTGAGGAATTCGAGGAGTTCCTCCACAACCGCCACGCCGAGGAGCGTAACGATCAGATCGCCCGGATCAATCCAACGTTTCAAGGCCCCGGGTCCGGCATTACAACCGCCGACGCTCAAGCTTACCTGCTCGGCCTTGACCCGGCCAAACGCGCCGATTTCCAGGCACTCGCCGCCCGCGTTGACGCGATCACCAAAGGCACGCGCCGGATGTTGGTTGCTACCGGCTTGGAAACACGGGGAACGATTCAGGCATGGGAGGGAGCCTATTCGCAATACATCCCTCTCATGCGTGAGGAGTTGGAGTTCTCGACTACCGGCAGCGGGTCCGGCACTGGCCAAGGATTCTCGGTCAAGGGAAGCTCCAGCAAGCGCGCCACGGGATCCACTCGCCCCGTTGTTGACGTGCTCGCCAACATTGCCATCCAACGCGAGAAGGCCATCGTCAAGGCGAACAAGGCCGAAGTCGGCAAGGCGATTTACGGGCTGGCTCTGACCGCGCCGAACCCGAAGTTCTGGCTCGCGGTGAACCCGGATGCCGTGAAAGATCCGGTTGCGCTGGGCAACGAACTGATGGCCATGGGTCTTGATCCCGCTCTCGCCGATTCGATCATGGCCGAGCCGCGCCAAGCGGTCGTCAACAAGTCCACCGGCTTGGTCGAATACCGGATCAACACGATGGCGCGGACCAGCCCGAACGTCCTCGCGGTCCGTATTCTCGGCAAAGACCGATACGTGTTCTTCAACGCCAACAACGCACGCTCACAACGGATGGTGTCGGCCATGAAGAACTTGGACTCCGACCAACTCGGATGGGTGCTGGGGAATATCAGCAAGGTCACGCGCTATTTCAGCGCGGTGAACACGCAATACAACCCGATCTTCGGGGTGGTCAACCTGACCCGGGACGCCGAGGGCGCAATCATGAACCTTGAAAGCACGGAGATTGCCGACCGCAAACGGGCCGTGTTTTCCAACATCGCCCCGGCATTGTTCGGGATCTATGGCGACCTGCGCAAGACTCGCAAGGGCAAGCCCTCCGGCAACGGCAAATGGGCGAAGCTCTGGGAAGAGTTCCAAAACGAGGGCGGCCAGACCGGATACAGGGACGTTTACGCCACGTCCGCCGACCGAGGCGAAGCTCTCAAGTCGATGATCGATCCCTCGCGGTGGGCTGACTCAGGGATCGGAAAAGTCTTCACGGCGGGCGGGATTCTCAAGATGCCATTGGAAGCGGCCCGCAAGAGCGTTGCGGCCCCGTTGTTTGACCTGCTCAGCGATTACAACGAGGCCATGGAAAACGCTGTCCGCTTGTCCGCCTACGCGGCAGCAAAGGGCAAAGGCTTGACTAATGCCAACGCGGCCAACATCGCCAAGGACCTGACGGTGAATTTCAACCGCAAGGGGCAAATCGCCGTCCAGGTCGGGGCGCTCTATGCGTTCTTCAACGCTTCCATGCAAGGTTCGGCCCGGTTGGCGCAAACCCTCAAGAGCCCGGCCGGAAAGAAGATCATCGCGGGCGGGTTGCTCCTCGGGGTGGCGCAAGCGATCGGCCTTGCGGCGGCTGGCTACGATGACGACGACCCGCCGGAGTTTGTCCGGGAACGCAACATCATCATTCCGTTGCCGAACAAGAAATACGTCACGATCCCACTGCCGTTGGGCTTGCACGTCATCCCAAACTTCTCCCGAGTCGTCACTGAATGGGTGATGGGAGGCGGCGAAGATTGGAGCGGCAAGCTCGGCCAGATCGTGAGTTCGTTCTTGGACGCATTCAACCCGATCGGACATGCTGGATTCAGCGCACAGACCCTGACGCCGACCTTTATGGACCCGATGGTGGCCCTTGGCGAAAACCGGGACTACACCGGGAAGCCAATCGCCCGTGAGGACTTCAACAATCTTGATCCATCGCCCGGTTACACTCGGACCAAGGACACGGCGAGCGAATTCTCGAAGACCCTGGCGGAGTTCATGAACCTTTCCTCGGGCGGATCCAAGTATCGCCCCGGCAAGATCAGCCCGACGCCCGACCAGATCGATTACTTGATCGGCCAAGCAACGGGCGGCGTGGGTCGAGAAGTTCTGAAGTTCGAGCAAACCGGCCGATCCATGGTGACCGGCGAAGACCTCCCGGCCTACAAGGTGCCGCTCCTCGGTCGATTCTACGGCGAGGTCGGCGGGCCGTCCGGCGTGTCGGGCAAGTTCTACGACAACATCACGGAGATGAACGGGCACGAACGCGAAATCAAAGGCCGTCGCGAGAACGGTGAACCGATCGGGGAATACGTGAAAGCCCACCCGGAAACTCGCTTGATTTCGGCTGCAAACGAGGCGGCCAACAGAATTGGCGATCTCCGCAAGATGAAGCGAGCGCAGGTTGAGAAAGGCAACAAGGCCGGGGTGCAGAAGATCGAGGCGCAGATGACGAAAGTCATGGAATCCTTCAATGCGCGAGTGGAAGAACTTCGCGAGAGCGCCAAGAAATAACGCAAAAGGGCCTAGCCACCCGGCTAGGCCCTAATTTCGGTCACTCTCCGTCAAATCATGGCACCACGTGGGTGACGTTCAGGCTCGCGCTGTAGTCGCCCACAAACCCGCCGCCGCCGAATGTTGGAGGGCCAAGGCGGAGAGTCACGGTTTCGGCCGTGGCGTCGGTCAAGTCAAGCCAGAACACGTCACCGGTTGCGCCTCCCGCGAGATTGGTCGCGGCTAGGGCGGTCACGACTCCGGTGCCGTCGTTCCCGGAAGCGTTTGCGACCGTCACCAGAGCCGCTGCGGCGGTAGATGCGTCGATGCCAGCCTTGACCAGAGTGGCGGTCGAGGTGATCGCCGGAGCGACTCCCGCCGTCGTGTTGGTCGATGCTTCCAGATCGGTGACGCCGGAAACACCATACCATTCGACGTTGAGGGTGCTGTCGTTGGCCGCCGCAACCCGCGCCGTCAAAACGACGTTGGCGGAAGTGCCGCCCACGGTGAAATGCGTGTTGATCACGGTGTCGGCAGTGAGCGCGGCGCGGATCTTGGTTGCCACCGCCGCCGCATCGGCGTCAGCATCAAGCAATGCGCATTGCACCGCTTCGGGTGCCGTGAACAGGGCCGACGTCACAAGGATTTGCAGAGTGTCGCTTTCGGTGGGTCCGGCAGCGCTGGTAACGGCAGCGGTCTCAACCTGAGCGGTCCCGGCCCCGGTGGCTAGGTTGACGGTGATTGCCTTGGATGCAACCGAAACAGAGAGCGTGGCTGACGCGGTCCCAGGGTTCACGTAGCGCACGGAGATGTCGTTTCCGCCAAGTCCGGACTGTTTTGCCGTATAGACGAGATCGTTGTTTGACCCGCTGAGGGCGGTCGTCAGTGCAGCCGTTCCAGCCTCCTGAATCACGAGATCCTTGTCCGTGGTCGAGATGTCCTCCAGTTCGGTGGTTGCGTTGGCAACGGCAATCGTCGCGTTTGTGCTCAACGCGCGGGTTCCAGAGTCGCAGACCCGGGCACGAATCTGGTGATTGGCAGCGGAGAACGCAGTGCCGTCAGGCTTGGTGCAGGCGATCTTGATCCGGCTCGGGGTCGCCGTGGTCCCCTGGCTGGAGATCGTCGGCGTGTAGATGCATTCTTCATTCGGCGAGAGCGTCTGAAGAACCGTTCCTTGGTCGTCAACTACGACAAGTTGATCCGATGCGTTGAACCTGATGGCAAGTTCGTTGTGGTTGGCCCGGTAGGTTTGATCCGACTTCGGGCGAGATAGTGACAGAAGTTGTGACATGCCTTTCAGGTTCCCTGATTTTCGGCAAAGTCAAACTGTTGTGCGTGGTTTTGCGCGGTGTCACCCCTCAATCACCACTTTTGCCCCTGACCACTCCTTGCGCTTGTCCCGAAGGAACTCATCCAAAGCCGTGAGGATGCGGTCTTTCATCACGTCATCCTTGACCTTGTCTCGGTGGTTGCGCACCGCGTGAACCAGCTTGATCTCCTTGCCGTCGGCGACAAAGAAGAAACCCGCGACGGCTTCGGTGCCTTTCGGGAGGTTGTCGGCGAATGCGGAGAGTCCCGCGTTGAGGGCTTCAGTCGGGCTTTCGGTCATGAGTCTTTCCTTGCATGGCCAACACGGCCCGGTGTTCCAAGGTGCCTGCTTGGTGATGGATCACCATCGGAAGCGTTCCGTCCGCTGCGACATGCTCATCAACCTGGCGCTGGTGTTCTTTGGCCAACCAGTCGAAAAACGAACCTAAGCCCGCCTCGCGTTCGATCTCCTCGTGAGCCAACAACGCGGCGCGGACCTTGTCTTGAATTGGGATCATGCGGAAAGCTCCGGGGTAGCCTTGAGCTGCTTGCGGTCCAGCGTCTTCTCGGCTAGGACGTCGATCTCGACCTCAACCGGTAGCACGGAGATGAACCAACGCGGGGTCTTGGCAGGCACGCCGCACCCGGTTTGCACTAGACGGTCCTGACGCGCCGGATCGTTGAGAAGGTCGGTGTATTCGGAGAACGTCAACCCGCGCCCCTGATAGACCATGAGGTTGCGGGCGTAGTCCCACCGAAACCAATCCTGGGGGTGCATCCCTGACGGTGACTTGATTTCATCCTTGTCACCAGGGCGCAAACTCTTGACGTGGTTCAGGTAGACTAAATACCGCCATTCCGTTTTCGCCTTCGCCATCGGCAATCAGGATGCCTTGAATGTCTGCGTTGTCCAACAAAAAGCGCCGCCCCGTTTCCAGGGCGACGCCAGTTGAGGTTCGAGTGACCGATTGATTACGCGGCCAAGGTCGGCTTCCTTCCGCTACAGAAGCTCAGGCCAACGTGGTTGATGGCGGTGACCATCACCGCGAATCCGACCTGACGGTCGATGAAGTCATACGCGATCTGGTGACCGTAGACCGAGGACACCGCCGAGCAGTTGACCATTCCCAGGTCACGCAGCTCGTTGGTGTAATGGTTGGTATACATCCCGCGTCCGCGAATGATGGCCGTGGAGCCCATCGCGTAGCCGAAGCCGTAGGGAACGCCGTTGGCCGTCACCGGGCAGATGAACGAACCTTCGGGGTGGGTCGAGGTGTTGTTGGCCGAGGACCAAACCACGTTGCCGCAGTTGGTTCCGTTGGCCAGCGCCACGTCATGGACCATGTAGCCGTCCGCGTTGTGAGACGCGATGCGATACATGCCCCACTTGCCGCGATCCGCGCCGCTCAGGTTCTCGATGACGACATA